TTTTTCTTCAGATAAAAAATATTTTTTCCATTCAGCGAAAGGAACAACAGCACCGTCAACTATTACTGTGATAGATTTTTCTGTGATGTTTGGAGTTTGAGCAAGTTCCGAAACTAAATCATATATGCTGATATTTGATTTAATCTCTGTATATTCTTCCTCAATTATGAAATCTAAATCGTGTCTAGGTGCAACTATTACGTGTAATTTCATAGAATTTCAAACTCCATAAACTATATATTCTTTTAATCGTGCCAATACTCTGTAATACAGCACCGTTTTTGTTGATATGCAGAATTTTATTATTTATCACTATTCCGCAGTGTGCTAAAAAATTATTTTTTGTATAAAATCCGCATAAATAAATTTTATCACGATTAAGATTTTTTTCTGTGACTTCTGCATATTTTACAATTTTTTTAAAATTTTTTTCGCCCTCTGGTGCTTGTGAAACATCTGTAATACTCTGCTCCAATGGTAAATTTATTTTTAACTCATTTTTGAAAAATTCCAAAACAAGACCATAACAGTCCACATCTGGCAGAGTTCTACCACCTTGTTTATAACGTGCTAATAGATATTTATCTATGCTAATTTGACACATAGATTATCCCCGGTGCGTTTTCTGCTGTATAGCGTTTCTGTGGAAATTCCGTGTTGACTAAATCCGCAAAACTTGCGGTGAAGTTTGCAGCCGAACCGCTGAAATTTACAGAATTTATAACCATTTCAATTTCAAATTCTTTCTGTAAGGTTGTCGGATGCCATTGCGCAAGTGTGACAAAGTTCAAATTTTTATGGTCGTTTCTCGTAATTCTTGAAAGATATTGCAGAATTTCACGGTTTACATCACCGATGGAAAAAGTTAAATCTTGAAAAGTATTATCAGACCTTTCAGGAAGTGCCGCACTGAAACAGCTTGCAGAATAAACTTCACCATCTAAAGTAACATCATTTTGTGACAGTGCATACCGTAAAATTTTATTTTCAACTGCGTCACCTTGCCACGGTTTACCGTTGTATTTATAGCCTAAAGTTAAATTGAATGTGAGTGTCGTAATGGGAAATTTATCACCGCTCGCCCATAGTGCTTTCAATGTTTGAAGTGCCATACATTATTCCCTCACGTCTAAAGTGAAACTCACTTTATACACAAAATTTGAAGTATTGCGGAACTGCAAATCTTTTTTTATTTCACCGTTTTTAATGCGTACAGTTCGTGTATTGACAGTGTCAGAATTATCTAGTGGCAGATTCATAGTGAACCAATCCGAGCCATAATTCAGACTTTTATAAAAAGTCCAAAAATCTACCCACTGTGCACCTGTAAGCATAAGAACGCATGAAACAGAAAAGTCACTAGCGTTATATGGCATAGTTCGCTGTCTTGCACTGCCATCTGTGAACGTAGTTCTTATCAATGCCGGCTTATAATCAGCACTGTATGATTCTTGCAGTGGTTGCGGTAATGTGTTTGGATAACTCAATATACTCATTTAATACCCCACTCTTTTAAGGCCGTAAGTAGATTCTAGTACACTTGCAGTATCACCGCCGGACCTAATATTTGCCACAAATATATCAATCATCTGTTGATCATCACGTTCAGACTGTTGAACAGTTCCGGCCTTTGAACTATCTTCAATCAGATTAACTGTGATGCTGTTCTGTCGTAACATATCGGCCGTGTCTTTTCTTCCGGTAACTGTTGCCGGACCCTTTATAAGTTCCGGTCCAATTTCGCCAACAAGACCAACCGCACCGCTAGGGATATATCCGCCTTTGTCGTATGCACCGGAATAATTGATTGATTTAATCTGTCCGACTAAAGCCAAACCTTGTGCCAGAACTCCGGCCCATGCAATCAAATTCTGCGGATATGGTGCGGCCATCGCATTTGCTGCACCTTGATATATTGACAGTATGGAACTAGCCACCGCAAAACTTTTTTGCAGTGCGAACAGTGTTCTATACATTCCCGAATTTTTTTCAAATCCTTGTGCAATATTGCCAATGTAACCACCAATGGCACTGCTTGCTTGTGCGTATACTCCGGTTATTTGAGTAGCGGTCAATTTTGACTTTTCAAAATTTCCGGTCAACACATTATCCCAGGTCAGACCGTACTTTTGCAGTTTATCCGTGAAAGCGTCTAATGGTGTAGACTCTGACCAATCTCTTTCTGTTTCACGCAGTCTATCAATCTGTTCTTTTCTTTTCTCTGCTTCACGCTCATAGTGTTCACTGTACAATTCCGACAGTTTATCCAAGTGCAGTTGTGTGAGTTCTTGCTCTGTGGTCCTATACTGCTCTTGTGTAATTGCGTTCTGCTCGAGTGCTGTTTTTAAAACAGTCATTCTATCAGCGTATGTGCTGTTCTCTTGCTCAATAGCGTCTAATGCATTAAATTTCATCCGCTGAATTTCTGCGTTCAAATTCTCATAGGCTTTTCTAGCCTTGTCAGTTTCTTCTGCCAGCTTTCTTGCGGCAGAACTTGCGGCGGTACTTCCAGAAGTGCCGGCTCCCGACATTTTAAAAATGTCATTGTAGTTTAACGATTTTGTTTTAAGTGAGTTTTGCAGATTAATTCTTGTTTGAATTAAATCATCGTATGCTTTTTTACGCTCATCATTATTCTTTTTTTCAATATCTGCAAGCCGTTTCTGAAAAGCATCTTCCGATGCAAGTTCAGTATCTTTTATCTGTTTATTTGCATCGGCTACACGCTTTCTTTCTGTCATGTAATAGTCTAAAAGTGGATGGCCCTTTGGCAGTTGCAGAATTGCAGAAAGGTCAACTTTACCGCTTTTCTTTACCAACGCTGTATTCTCTAGCCCCAATTCCTTAATTTTAGCGAGCATTTTCACGGATAAATCGGCACGATTCATAACCTCGTATGTAGTGCCGTGAACAGTTTGCGCTATGATAGATCCGGCCCTTTCAGCGTATGCTTGTAATTGTTTGTACCATGTATCTAGCTGTGCTGTTATATCTCCAAGTCCCAGGCGAACAAAGTCAAACCACCCCTCAAAATATCCTATTTCAGCCTTGCAAGTTTTTTCTCCGGCATCAGATAAATTTGAGAAAAAATCAGAAAACGGTTGCCACAAATTCGATAGACCGTTTGCAATAGTGGAAAATGCACCCTTGAACGCTCTTACAATTCCACCTAACGCTTGTTGTACTTCTGCGGATTTCAACCAAGCTGTAAAGCTGTCTAATGCTCTCGATGCTGTATAGATACTGTCTGCAATCTCTCTACCTACATCTCCGGTTGCGATGGCAGTCCACATATCTGACCATGCATCAGATAGGTTCTTTGTGGCTCCGGTCATTCCTCGCATTTGGAAGTTTAGCGTTTCAGCAAAATTATTTTTTGAAATATCTGAAATGTATTTCATAATGGATTCAGAAGTATTATCTATAACGGACTTCTGACCCTTATACGATACTTCAATTTGATCACCGGTAGCTTTTGCCACAATACCAAGCTGTTTTAAGGCTTTCACTTGACCGAGTGCTGCACTTGTAACAACTTGCGATACACTAGCTAGAGTGTTATTAGTGCCTACTGCAATCGCTGACAACGCTTTGATGTTTTCCTCTGTCGGAACAATACCGCTCTTATTAAGATTAACAGCGGCGGCGGTAATATCATCGAACTGTTGCGGAATTTTTCGACTTAAATTATTTAGGTCGTTAAATAAGATTTTTGCATCTTCAATATTTCCTGTAATAGCTGATAAACTAGACACTTTGCTTTCATAGTCTTTCAGTGAACTTACAATTTTATTGAATGATGCAACGGCAGAAAAGGCCCCCGCCAATCCGGCGGCCATTCCCTTAAAAGAATTTTTTATGGAGTTTGCACAACTTGCAGATTGAGTTTTTAAGGTATTTAATGATTTGGTATATTTTTCAGTGTTCAGTCCCAACACTGTGCCAGCGTAATTAACCGTTTTAGCCATTTTTTATTTTTCCCCTAAAAAAATTTTTTATCTCATCGGCAGTCGTGTTTTTTTCTGAATTATTTTTTTCTTCCTCACTTTCTGCTTGTAGAATTTCCAGCCAAATATCAATCTCTTTGGCCGGAAATTCCAACAGCACAGTTATAGGAACCCCGATTTCCCTTGCTACTCGTGCAATTAGTCTACCGTATCGACAGCGGAAATTTTTTTTTCAGATTCAGACATGGTTAAAAGTTTGGTGTTTTCTTCTAACAGTTTTTGCAGTAAATCGTTAGGTAAATCACACAATAAACTGTAATTCTCGTCTTTTTCTGTCCTATT